CCTTAATGTTTGTTTCAATATATTCGTGACATTCAAAACACAAAGTTTCAAAACAATTATCAGGATAATCCCATATATTTTTACCAAATTGATACCATCTATGATGAACGTGCAATTCTTTATTATCTGAATTACAAAGAATACATTTAAAATTATCCCTTTGTAGGATTTCTAATCTTTTCCTTTGCCAGTTTGGATTCTGCAATTTTTTTGAATATTCCATAATTTGATTAAAAATAAAAATGCCTCATAAATCCATTAGCTCTCGACTTCTAATTTCATTATAAGGCACTTAAGATTTTGAATCGCTATAATGTCGAGAGGCGATCTTGATTCAAATATAGAACTAATTTTTGACTTTACAAACTCTTGTCTGAAAATATCCGGCCCAATGTGGATATTCTTCTTTAAATAATCTTGCATAATCCGATGTGTAAGAATTATTAAGTTTGTATCCATCATTACCGCTTATCATCGTCTGAAACCGAATATACTCAAAGATTTGTTTAGCCCCAATACGTTTGTAGTTTCTACTAATTAGCATCTTAGCTAAGCTCTTAAACTCGTTGTAAATTGCGGGGTTGTCTTCGTGATACTTTTGAAAGTTTTTCATCTTTTATCAATTTTAATTTTCGATAATTATTTTGTAATTCTCGGCTAAGGTGTGCTTGCCATTCGTTAAACGTTAACTCTTTCATTCTGCATTGCATTTAAAACGTTCTTAATCTCTTCCATCACTTCAGGATAGTTAATCTTTCCGTAAGCTACTGATTGAACCAGTGGAGTATTCCACGATCGTGCAGAGAATGGAAGGATTCCTTTGCTATTTAAGTTTTCAGCCACTTGGGCATATAACGACATCTTCTTGATTTTCATGATTAAAATGGTAAATCCGTTGATGATTTTGCTTGCACTGGTGCCTGACCGGTAGGCTTCCAAGTATCTAACTCAATGTAATAATTCCCTTGCTTACCTTGAACGACATTTAAATTAACCCAGTCGTTTGATTGATTCTGTGTGAGGAATGGCATTGCATCCTCTAACTTGATTGATAACTTACCGACCACCCATTCAGGTGCATTCTCTGAACGTTTGAAATTAAATCCTTTTGCGAATACTTTGTCTTTCTTTTCCATTATTTTGTGAGTTGTTTTTTACGATTTGTGAATAATTCTTTAATGATTGGCAAAACTTGATATTGATCCTCGATGTCATCCCAAATTTCTTTTAAGGTGTCCATCGTTTGACATTCGTCGAGTAATCTTTTGACCTCGCCTAATTCAGAAGCTGAGATTGAAACGCTTGGTTTTGGTGCTTCTTTAACTGGTGCTTGAACTCCAGCTGCATCGATGTCCTTGTCAGTAACTAATCCAAGCATCGAACTGATTGCGTATCTTCTAAAGTAAGTAACACCTGAACCAAATGATTGATATTCATTCATGGCCCCAAGTTTAATCTTAGGGATTGGAGTAAAACTTTCTAACTGCTCTCCGCTTTCTACATGAAATAAAATTGTGCGGAGGCCATCGTTCTCAAGTAATTGAGTGAAACAAAGTCCGTGTTTTTTCATCAGCGGATTGATTGTGCTAAAAATTTGAGGAAGGTCAGCATAAGTGTAATTATGCCCCTTTGTGTCTTTGTGAATAATTGGGCATTCGTTCTGGAATGCACTAAGTGATTTAATCAAGTTTTTCATTTCTGATTTGTTTAAATTGAGTTGGAGTATCTATTTCTGAATCGATTGTGAAATCATCGTGGTCGATAACTTTAGTTCCGTAGAACGCTTGATTGTAAGTCCACTTGTCAAATTCTTCTTCGGTTTTGAATCCGTGAATCTCTGACCAATAGTTACGGCCATCAAATAACCGTAATCTTAAAACGCAAGGATAGTGTTGCTTTATCATAATGTTGTATAAGTTAAAAATTCTGAATTCTCTGATTGTTCTTCTTGCTTGATATAACGATTTGCTTCTATGATGTCTGCAAATGTTTTGGTAACATAATATGTTCCAGTTTCATGATACCTAAATTTCATTCTCCAAGTCATCATGATAAGATTATAGCTGCGAATACGATGAACCCGATAAATCCCATTGCTAAGATGCCGATGGCTAAAGGTATGCACTCAGGATCTTGCTTGTGCATTTCTGTAATGTAATTAATTAAGTTTTTCATTTTGATAAGGTTTATTAAATAGCTTTGTTGCTATTGTTGATACAAATATAAAAGGAAGATTTGTAATAAAAAAATAATTTTAAACTTTTTTTTAATTTATTTTCACAAACAAAAATCCCCACCAGTAAGACCAATGGGGAAATTAGGAAATAAACCTATTCAACTTATGAAAACTAAAATTACAAAACTTTTCCTTCTTTAATCTGATAATTTGAAACTTTTGATTTGCCATCATTAATCTCTACTAAAGCAAAGCCATGATTATGTGATGAGAATGGCATATACTTAGGCGATAAGACCGTAAGGCATCCAGTAGTATAAGTATTGATATATTCTTTAAATGCACTTTTCTTTTGCGTTGTCGATGTCCTATGAACATGGCCCATCAAAGTATTGCAAAGAGTTTTATTCATTAGATTCTGCGAAGGATTAATACCACCGGCACCATATAACTCGTGTCCATGAACGACAAGCAAGTCCCCCATTTCCATACCTTGCCAATCGTTTACCATTGTGAATTGCAACTTATCTAAGTTAAAAAATATCTCAAACTGAAGATCGTGTAACTGAGCAAACTCGTCCGCTTGCATCTGTAATGATTTTGCCCAGCGTTGTTCGTGATTTCCTAACTTATAATAGATTGGAATGGTTGGGAATAGGTCACGCAACTTCTTTAGAAAATCTCTTGACATATCAACTTCCCTTTTAAAGTCCCTTAAATCCTTATCCTTCTCGTGTCGGCTAATGGAATAAAAGTCCATGATGTCCCCATTCAGATAAAGACAATCAATAGCTAAACTCTTTAGATGTCTAATGGCAATCGTTAAAGCATCCAGTGAATGATAAGGAAAGTGAATGTCAGATAAGATTCCAATCTTTTTTAAATGACTTGGCAACTTCATCGATTCGTATTCCTTCGACAATGAATCCGCAATACCAAAGTTATCCAGCATATCAAGGCTGTATTCTATTTTGTCCCCTACCTTAATAGATTCCTCTTTATTTATTTTAGAACGGTCATGTAAAGTAATTCCATTATTCAGCATGAACTTCTTTAGCTGAAACCAAGATGCGTAACCATATTGATTATGGTATATTTCGCAAAACTCCTTTACACCTAACTTTGAACCATAAAAATGATTCTTGACGGCTTGCGCCTTGTGTGTCATATCCATTATTTGAATGGGTTTATAAATTGGAAATAAAGGTATCCGATTATGATGAGTGATTCCAAAAAGATAGTTACAATGGCCCAAGTAGGAACGACATTCTTGACAACTATCTTTTCAAAAAACTTTACTTCAGAATTATATTTTGATTTATATTTTGAATCGTAAACATTTGCCACGCTATCTAAGTCGATTGTGGCTTTGATATTTCCATTCTCTGACCTTATTATGACCTTACCTTGTGGAATGGTTATCTTAGAATAAAATCGTGTCAGAAATCCAAGAGAATCGCAAGGGTTCTCAATGGTTAATGTATCATGAATTGCTTTGAATTTTTCAACTGTTCTTATATTGTAAACAGTATCAACTCGAATTTTTTCTACCACGCTTGTAGATTGTGTGGATTTACAACTTGCGAAGATAAACGACGCAAAAATAAGGAGTTTAATACTTCTCATATGTTGTTTTGCCTCCATGCTTGATGGCCCTTAAGATTTGATTCCGATTCTTGTTGCCACTAACGTATGAAACATGAACCCAATCAGGATTATCCTTAGTCCCGAATTCGAAGATGCATTGATCCACCGATAAATTCTTGATAATAAAGTCAAAAATCATTCGGTTGTTTACTACATTAGCAGACAAATCATGGTCAATGTCAACGGCTTCTCCAGTAGTATGCTGACTATTCTTCGCCCCACCGATTGCTGTGTTTAATTCCTTGCTTCTAAATCCTGATGAAATCAAGATAGGAATCTGGAAATGCTTACGGATTGGCTCTAAAATATTAATGCAAAGCTCACGAAGGTTGTCCGTTTGCTCTGCATTTGGAAGATTATTGATTCCATTACGTTTAGCGTAATCGCTTCGAGTAAACTCGTTTAAATCAAAGTGTTCACTTAGTTTCATCTGTCTTATTGGTTGAAAACTTCGACAATGTAATTGAAGCTGACGAATATCCAAGCACCGCAATCATTATATTTTGCGCACCGCTATCTTTATGGTCATAAATATAAATGCCAAAAACGATAAGCGAACCGATGATGAAGATTAAACGACCGCTTGAATATTCCCCATTCGCTTGAAAAAATTCCTTAATGCTATTTGTTAGCTTCGGCATCCTTGTTCAGCTTTACAATCTGCTTGTAATAATAGACCATTGCAAACGTACACGATCCGATGGCGAATAAACCCGATACAATCCCAACTAAATAGCTGATTGATGTGTATGAAATGATTGCGGATAATCCTCCAAATAATACGGATAATACACCAGCCGGATGCGAATGCTGTTCCATTAGTTAGCTAATTGTTCAAGGTATGCTTGCTCGTAATCATGGTCAATTGAAGCACCAAATGAATGGATTCCTACTGGAGTACACCATATTTTGTAAGATGCAAACGAAGGTAATTCGTCATTCTTCCAAAATATGTCCACAGAATATTTATCAGATAAAACCGCTGGAGTTGTTACGTTCATATCCTCGTCCAATACTGGCGGAGTAATCATAATATGACCAATTTCCACAACTGATTCGATAATGTCATGATTGTAAGATAAAGTAGTTTCTTCGCCTAATGTTATACTTACTTGCAAATCTGCTTTTAATTCTGCCCACTTTGTAGGCACGAACTCGTATTTCAAAAATTTCATATTATATCGTCGTTAATGTTACTAATTCTGCATTTTGTAAACGTGTTTTCCAAAGTGCAACGGAATTAATTCTTCCACCTAAAATTGCACCACCTAAAGAATAATCTCCTATGTTAATTTGATTAAATCCTGGACTTGTAAAAGTATTATCAGTATTAATTAAAATACCATTTGAATAAACGGCTATATCATTAGAATTGTATCCAATTGCAATTTTATATCTTTGAGAATCTGATACCGTTATACTTATTGAAAATTGTGATACTCCGGACAAATTACATTCCGCCCTTACAGTATTTGATCCTATATTACGAATAACAAAATGGTCTAAATATCCTGAATTAAGACTTTGAGAATATATATATCCTAAATCATTTTTATAAATAAAATCTACAAATACAGTTCCTTGAGTTTGACCAATTAATGCAGTAGCTGATGTTTTATTACAACTATCCCCATTTCTTGTAACGCTTGCCGTAGTCGTAGGAATGTATGATGTTGCGTAGGCACCGGCTTCTAATTGTGCGCCGTAAGCAAAAATACCTAATGAAGCATTTCCAGCATAAGTAACATATCCGTCAGTTGTGTTTCTTGCTGGCCCAAAATAAACCGCATCACTACTTGAAGCATCTGCAGTACAAGTTGCAATACATCTTTTCCAACCATTAGCGTAAGTTTCGATTTTTGCAGTTACACTTGCAGTTTTTACAATTTCATCCGTAACTAAATTAAAATAAACATATTGATTATCAGGAAATGGCCCATTTCCAAACAACATTCTTGCAAAATTCCTTCCGTTAGGCTTTACAAAAACGCTAAATGTATAAGTAGTTGCAGTTGTTAATGATTTTGCTTGATAAGCAATATGATAATCATTTGCAACCGTTTCTGTTAATGAATCTGCATTTGTTGTTCCATCTGGACTTGCCGTCGAATTTGCAGTAACCGTAAGTTCTCCTTTTGTCCATTGTGCATTATCAAACGCATCGGAGTAATTCAATAAATTACTTCGTTGTGGTTCAAGTAATAATTTTGGGCATCCTCCTCCTAAATAATCAAGTCTTGGCTTATTAGCTAAAACCGATTCAATTAAACCACTTGCATTTACACGAGTTGCAGTATCTCCAGTCCGTGCAAAAGTCATATCGCCCGTTCCATCGGAAGGAACAATTGAGTAAAGTTTTGATGCCTTATAGCCATTCGGAGTTACAACGAGACTGGCGGTATCTAATAAATTCATATCTTTTTAAGTTAAACTATTTACAAAATTAATTAAACAAACTTCCGCTTCAACTAAACCGCTATCCGCAACCACTCTCGCCTCAAAAGGAATTACTAATGCACCACCATTTGAAAGCTCTCCATTAAAACTATTGTATAAACAAGAATATGCTTCAAACGTTCCACTATCATTAGTCACTCTTGTCTGAAAATTATTGACAAATGTAACAAGGTAGGCTTGACCGCCCATAATATCGGTTTCTCCAGAATAACTTGTCTCATAGACAATTCCCCAAGCAATATTGTTATTAACATCGCCTTGCCCCCAACCGATTGAGTTATTACTTGACCCTTGCCCCCATCCTATGCTATTTGCCATTTTCTAACTTGTTTAAATAAACCTTTAATTTTTTAATGTTTTCATCCTTTGGCTTGTAAGTTCCCCTACAACTGCCAGCCTGCGAAATCTGATTGTTTATCTGGATAGACATCTGCGTTTGAATTAGTGTTATACTCCGGAAATAAACTATTATTAAAACTCATGTAATCAATGAACCGACGAGTATAATTCTCAGCAATTGATCGTTCCTTTTCTACTAAGAAATCTACTTCCTCCTTGCTTACCGTATCGCTATTCTCTGAGTTATGTTTGTAAACTCCTTTGTTAGCAATTGTATAAGCTGCGAATGGAAGGTACTCTACCATGCTCCAGTGAATAAGCATCGGCTTAACATAAACGTTAGTTAACGACAAATAATTGCCAGCTAAAGTTCCAGCCACAATGTCATCGTTAATTTTGTTAAATAACTTCGTCCCAAGATAATTCTGAATGTGAATATCTTGAGCAATCTTAACCCATTGAATATAACTGTCCACGTCGATGTTGCCATTCAACGCAGTAAATTTTACAATCTCATCACGAGAGACAAATAACGCTTGTGCCATCTTTTAACTTTGCTTTGGTAAAAATCCTTGATTTGGCATATTTATCGGCTTGGTATAAACCAACTTGTTATTTGTTGGTAATATTTCTCCGGCTTTTCTTGCTTGTGCTGGACTTATTTCTTCACTTCCTTTTCTGCGAGGATCGGTAAAACGCTTATAAGTTTCTCTTGTCCAAAAATGGTGGCAAGCTCCTCCTCCTTTATACAAAAATATGTCGTAAGTATCTGCACCTCTTGGCCCCCAGCCCGGATTTGTGTTAGCCTTTTGGCTCATCTGTTCGATGTCTTCCTTACGATATAACTTATTTAAAGCAGTCATCTTCTTGCAGAATGCACGACTTTTGTCAGTCGTTTCGCCTGAATAACGATAACGGCTCATAAATAACTTTCCATCTTGCTCTGAAGGTAAATTTGGTCTTGCAACTCCAGTAGTTACAAACTCATAAAC